CTTCACCAAGTGCTTTTAATTGGTCAACAAGATCTTTGGTTGTTTTAGCAACAGCAACTTGATCTTCACCAATACGTGCAGTAAATTGACCGTTTTCTTTAGATACCTTGATACCAAATTCTTTTAGACGCTCAAATTCACCAGTTAGTGCATCTGCTACTGCTTCGCCAAGTTGTGTAATTGATTTTGAGTTAGCTGCCGCAATGTTTGAAAATGCTCGCATTGAATCATTAGATGTATCCAATCCAAATCTATTAAAGATAACAAATGCTTCTGTTAGTTGATTAACGTCTTGCGGTAAAGATCTTGCTAATTGAGATAGTCTTTCAAGTTCAGCATTGGCTAATGCTTGACTACCAAGATAAGTTGTTAATTGTGTGCGAAAACCTTCCATTGTTTGCGTTGCATTTAAAATGCCGCCAACAGCTCTTCCTGTTCCAAACGCAACCAATGCGGCACCAGCGGCTCTTAATGCACCGGATACTCTATTACCTGCGGCTTCAATTCCTTGAAGTGCTCTTCTACTTTGTTTTGCATTTCGTTCAAGCCTATCAAGTGAACGATTGACGCCTTTGAGGGCACGATCTAAACTTCTTGTATCGCCTCTAAAGCGTATTGTAATGTCTTGTGCCATCTTATTTCCTTGCTTTAGCTCTTGTCATAGCTTTCTTTTGCTCTTCAGCTTCATACTTGTAGAATGCAACCCAACCTTGAAATTCCGCAGTATTCATTTGCATTATTTCTTTTATTGTGCGACCCAAATCCTTTGCCAATCTATACATAAACAACAAATCAGGATCGCTTTTTAGTTTTTTTCTACAAACTCCAATTCGTCATTGTTTGCATTCATATCACCACACACTCTAATAAGAACAGTTGGATCTACTTCGTTCATAAATGTAATCTTGTCTGCCATTTTAAACATTTTTGATCCATCTTTGTTTCTTGCTTTAGTGATTAGTGTTTCAACTAATGCTTCAACTGTTTTGCCTTTTTGTGCTAATTCCAACAGCCTTGATTCTTCCTGTAATGTGTTTGCCTCTTTGTAGAAAATTTCAGCATCGCCCCATTCTGGAACTTTAATGCTTCTCATTTCTCCACTAATTCTATTACGAAAGTGAGCTGTTGCTTGTTCTAATACTTTACTCATAGTCTACTTGTCCTTCTGTTTGCACGTCTTAGGGTAGGCCCTGTAATACCCCTTGGTGCTTGTTTAGAATAGCCCTCTTCCAATCTGCCAATATATGGCACGTTATTATCAACAGTAAAGCCTTGGCGTTGCACATCTTTGTTCCAAGCACGTCTTGCTCTACCACTTTTAATTGGTGTAGCTTTTTGTGCTTCTTCAAGATAGATTTGAGCAACAGTGTTAACCTGATCCTCAACTTCTCTACCTATGAACTGCAATGCGTCATCAACGCCAAGAACTTCAAGTTTCATCTTAAGATGCCGCGTAAGCTAATGCACCTGAACCCTGGAAGCTGATAGATGCTTCTACCATACCGTCCATACTTGAGTTCACTGTAGAACCAGTAATGATGATATTTCCGCTGAATTTGTTTGATGTATCATCAAGATACAATTCAATAGCATAAGCCGCGTGTCCAACTTCTTCAAGAGTTGGGTTAAGCCCTGCTAATTCACCAGTTGTATCTGCTGTTGGAAATTCACCTGAATCCCAATAAATTTCAGCAGTTCCTGAAAAAGAACTTAGTCCTTTAACATAAGTTCTTGCATCTGTGCCCATAGTGGTTGTTTCAATTGTGTCTGAAGACATTTCAATTGAGAATGAGCGAACGGCGGCTAATGAGGTTAAAGATCCATCTGCATCTGCAACCTTAACAACGCCGTTATTACCTGTAAGAATAGCCATAGTTAGTCTCCTTAGTTAATAGCGTTTTCATCGGACGCTTCTTCAGCGGGCGTCTTAACCGCTTCTTCACTTTCATCCTCTTGGACTTCAGTAAATTCTTTTTTGGGCTTGCGTAACGTGGCTTTTACGGGAGCATCTTGTCTTTCCCAGCCAGCTTGTTCAAGTTTTGAAACAAGACTTTCGTCTGTTACTTCTTTTGTTGTATTGCCCTTGATCATTGTAATCATAGTCATCTCCTTTATGCTGATCCTCTAACAAAATAATAATTGATTTCGTAGTCCATAACAAATTCTGCTAAAGGAGCCAACCTTTCAATAACTTCAACTCGTGTAATCTGTGAATTTTGAACCACACTTTTTGTTTTTTCTCTGTATCTGTCGCTATCAAGTTTTTCTTCAATAGCTTCAATTAAATCATTGCGTTTTTTATCCAGCTCTGTGCCTCTAACAAATCCACGAATTTGATAAGTGATAGTGCCACGACGCACACCTGCTGTATGCATAGTTTCAGTGTCTCTATCTTCTACACCTGTTTGAATTAGTATTGCTGGAAATTGTGTAATAGCCAATTTTTCTACATCAAATGGCTCTCTTGTGACCAACACAGGACGCGGGTCACGTATATCTTTTAGGACTTCTACAATATTGTTGGCTAAATCGTTGCGTATACTCATTTACCTACTACCTTTTAAGGCGTAAGAAGTGAGTTGCTTGTTTTTCTTGATCTGTTACTGTTCCAGAACTGTCAAGGTCATACTCTACGCCGTCTCTTAACACTAAATCTAATTCACGTTCATATTCTTGTCTATAATGTTCCATCTTTCTTTCAAAGACATCAACATCTGGTTCAAAACGTGATAATTTAGGATAGATATGAAACCCTAATGCTTGATAAACGCAAGCACGAGTTAATTGACTGGCTGTGTATAAATCTTCGTCTGGTTCTACATCGCCGCCCGCAACATACTTTACGTCATATAAGCCAATCTGTTGTGTTGGCCACCAACGAATACGTAAATCACGAAACACATCTGCTTGTGCTCGTGTCATATCTTGATCAAAATCGGAAATTCCGTAATTTTCAATGTCTGGTTCGTATAGAACGACATCATCTATGGTTGCGAGAGTTATTGCCATAGGGGTCCTACCTCCTAAAAATTAAATTTATGCGAAGTCCTTCTTCGTCACATTGTATTTAGTGTAATAATAGAAAAAGGGCCTAAAAAGACCCTTTTCCGTTATGCCAAGTTAGTAATATTATACTAACGCTGATGCGTCAGATGCAATACCAACACCGTATACGTCAAATAGCTCGCTTACGCCATAAGCCATTGAACCTACGATTTCTAAGCTACGTTTAGAAGCGTTACGCTCTGTTTCAATACGCATATCACGCTTAACCATATAGCCAAGTGCGTCTTGTGTCATAACACCACCAACAAATGCACCAGCTGAGTCACCAGTGATCACAGTTGATTCAAAGATGTCAACACCAGCAATTCTACCAATGAAACCATCCATAAGTGCAGTATTACCTATATCACTTAGTGAGTGGCTCATAGTAGCACCAGCATTTGTTAACTGTGATTTAAGATCATACGCTTGGTATGGGTGTAACACAGCAACGTAGTTACCAGGTGCTTGGTTAGCACGTAGAGTAGCCGCAGCCTTAAAGATGTCATCAACAGTAACAGCCGCTTCTGCTTTGTTGATTTGATTTGAGAAGCCACTGAATAGTGCCGCTAAATCTGTGTCAACTTTCTTAGCCATAGCATCACCAATCTGACGACCAATTGCAGCCGCAACATCATCAGTTGCTGATTCTGCAGCCAAGTCAGTTAGTTCAACCATAACACCAACTTCTGATGCAGTGATAGTCTGCGAAGTTGTGTTGAACGCTGTGTTAGATAGATCAGTTCCATCTGCTACACCAGCCGCATCAATTGCTGGATAGATTGGAACCTGTGCTGTTAAGCCTGGAGTTCCAGACATATTGTAGTTACGAACAACTGGACGAATCACAGTTTGCTCAGAAAGAGTGTATAATGCACTCTGGACGATATTTGCGTATAGTTCACTTAATACGCCGCTTGTTGCTTCATCTGCCATTTTATTTCTCCTTTATAATAGCAATGTTAGAGTCTAACCCCTTTTGCTTTCATAATTTCAGCATATTGCTTTCTATGAGCAGGGTTATTCATATCCAATTTGGATATATCAGTTTCTACCACAGGAGTTTGTTTTCCTACGCCTTGTCCAGTGCCTGAACCACTTGGTCCTGCTTGAACAAAATGAGGATTAGCAGACAAAAATTCTTTTACCAAAACGTTAGGCGATAATGGATTACCATTGTCATCATAACGCACTTGTCCGTTGCTGTCTACAACATCAACACCGCCAGATTCATTTAATTTAACCTGACCTTTAAGTAGTGATACTACCTGTTGAGGATTAATGGCTTTTTGTCCACTTGCCTCATTTAGTAGAGAACCATCTACCTTGATCGACTGAAGTTCTGTTTGATACTGACTAATTTTAGAGTTAAACTTTTCAGCTTGCTCTTTCATTAGTTTCTCATACTCTCCACGCTTTTCCATTTCCTGGGTTTTACGTGTTTCTTCAGCTTCAACCAAACTGTTGTAGTGATCCAAATCAACGCCTGAGTATTTCTTCTCAAACTTTGCTTTTTCTCTAGCAACACGCTCTGCAACAACACGATTTACTTCGTCTTGTGTTAGAGTAGCTTCTGCTTTTTCCTGTGTCATTGCCTGCTGTTCTGTAGGAGTAGCAGTC